ATCCCCACCAACGCGGCGCAAGCCGCAATCCACAACCTCCTACCGCTTCCCGGCGACAAGGGAGCCGCGCGCGCATGCGTTCGGCACGGAGAACTGAGCAATGAGCGGAACCAAAGACCTGGCCTATTACAACGCCAACCCCGAAGACCTTGCCGACATGTCGCCTGAGCAGTTGGAAGCTTTGGCATCCGGTGAGTCTATTTCCGATTCGACCGAAGAGAGCAGGGACGACAAGCAGGAGGGCGGCGCAACGTCCGGCGCTGCCACGGCGGAAGGGAATACGGCAACCGATGATGAATCGGCGGCCGCAGCGGAAGGCGCGACAGAGACAGAAGGTGATGACGCCGAAGGTGTGCTGGCGAAGGATGGCAAGAATGTTTTGCCGTTCTCTGTGCTGCAAGGAACTCGTGAAGAGAAGGCCCGACTCGAACGTCTGGTGCATGAGCAGACGGCCGAGATAGAGCGTCTCAGGGCGGGTGGCGTTGCTGGCGACGAAGGTAAGGCCGCAACTGCCGAACCAGACGCGCCACTACGCTTGACCGAGGAGGACTTGGCTGCGCTTGAGGAGGAATCCCCATCGCTGGCGAAGATTCTGCGAGCGCAGCAGGCCACTATCGACCGATTGGCCGGTGAAGCCGCCGCGCGCACCGAGGAACGTGGCCGAGAGGTCGCCGACGAAGTGCAGTCAATTATCGATGGCAAGCCAAAGCTCGCGCACCTGCAAGCCACCAACCCTGAAGCCTGGGCGGAAGTCATTGCTACAGACAACCGCCTCGCCTCATCTGGCAAGTGGAAGGGTAAGCCCATGGCCGAGCGTTTCGATGCCGTGGTGCGCCTCTACGAAGCCGAGAACGGCGCAATCCAGGTTCCAGGAGGAACCGCTACCGCTCAACAAACTGAAACAAAGCCTGCCGCTGCCTCGCGTCGCGGGCCGACGACCCTCTCGGATCTTCCGGGCGGTGCGGCGGTTCCGGTGGATGAGCAAGCGTCCATTGAGCAGGCCAGCTCGATCGAACTGACCCGTCGGTTCGAGGACATGACACCCGAACAGATCGATGCGTTCATCGCAAGTTCTGGCGGGTGAAACCCATTTAATCCCCATAGGAGATAGTAAAAATGTCAACCAATATCCCATACGGTTCGCCGCTGGCGGTTAAAACTTTCTCTGGTGCTGTGTTCGCACAGACTCAGAAAAAGCCAAGCCTGCGCAAGAACCTTACCGGCCCAGCACCAAAGCAAGTGGATGCTGAAGCCAATCTGCGCGGCCAGTCGAACCCCGACATGCCCATCGTTCAGGTACGCGACCTGGTGAAAAACGCTGGCGATCAAGTATCTGTCGATCTCTTCAATATCACGACCGGCAAACCTGTCATGGGCGACAAAAAGCTCGCTGGCAAGCTGATGCCGCTGACCTTCGGCTCCATGGACGTGAAGGTTAATCAGTGGCGCGGTGGCGTCGATGGTGGTGGCCGCATGACGCAGAAGCGTACCAAGCACAATTTGCGCGGTATCGGTATGGCCAATCTGGCTGGCTGGGCCAATCGACTGGAGGATCAAGTCTGTTTGGTGCATCTGGCTGGCCAGCGCGGCAGTCAGATCACCAAAGACTGGGTTGTGCCGCTCGATACTGACCCGGACTTCGCCGACATCATGGTGAATGCCCCGCAAGCGCCGAGCTTCAATCGCTACTACACGGCAGGCGGCGGATCTACTCCTTCCGGTATCAGCACATCCGACTTCCTTGCATTGGAAGACATCGACCGCCTCAAGGCCATCATCGAGGACATGGACTTCCCTCTACAGCCGATCAAGCTGCCGGGTGACGTTCAGGCCGACGACGAGCCGATGTACATGTTGCTGGTGACTTCCCGCCAGTGGCACTACATCCAGAAGAACACCAGCGGCCAAGTGTGGCGGACTTTCCTGCAACAGGCGTGGAACCGCGCCAGTTCATTCGAGGGCGGCAAGAAGCATCCGCTGTTCTCGGGCGAGCCTGGCATGTGGAACAACATCCTGATCCGCAAGATGGGGCGCGCCGTGCGTTTTGATGCGGGCGATCTCATCAATCACTACAGCAATCCAACCACGCTGGTCACATCGGGAGCCAATGCTACGGCGGGTGTTGCTGTTGACCGCGCGCTGCTGCTCGGCGCTCAGTCGTTGATCGATGCCTACGGCGCCGACACGGATTCTGGCACCTACTACCGCTATTTCGAGCGGATGGTGGCCGAAGACCACAACAACAGCGTTGAGTCATCGGTGTCCGGTATCGGCGGCAAGGCCAAGGTGCGCTTCACCATCGACGGCGCGCCGGTTGACCACGGCGTCATTGCCATAGACAGCTACGCACCCGATCCGCGTATCTGATGAGTAGATCAAGGCGGCCATAACCAAAGCCGCCTTGATTGACCCACTTACCCAATAAAGGAGATTCACCATGGCAACAATTCAAGTAAGCAACCTCACAAACCAAAGTCCGCGCCATATAGCCACTTCTGGAAATGAGTTCGTCGAGCAGTATTCGCTCGCCGTCCCCGCTGCCGGTACGGTCAACGGTGTCGATCTGGCTACCGGCGATGTGGTTCAGCTCGGCATTCTGCAAGCTGGTTGGAAACTTTCGCCACAGGCGGCTGATATCGTTATCACCGATGCCTTCGGTGCTGGCGTAACCGGCACGCTCGGCTTCGCTTACGTCGATGGCGTCGATGTGGCTGGCGCTGGCGCACAGGATGCGGACTACTTCCTTAAAAGCAACGCCCTGTCCACTGCTGCCATCGTTCGCGGCAACAACGAGGCGGTCAAGCCGATTACCCTGACGAAGGACGCCTACCTCACGCTGACCCTCGGCGGCACGTCGCACGATGCATCAACGGCGAACCTGGAAGTATTCATCCGGGGCGTCAACGCTGGCACGCTGTAAAGCAACAACCTACCCCAGCCCGTGTCATACGGGCCGGGGTTTTTCGATTCTCAAGCGAGGATTTACAAATGGAAACTTCCCCAGATAAATTTGATTCACGCGATGCTGAAGGCATTATGGATCCCATCATTGATTTGATGGATGATGAGAATGAAGTTTTTGTTGGCCCGCCTGGCTCCAGCCGCGTGGTTATGGTGCCAATCAAACATGTGGGCACGCGCCCGAGTAAAACAGATAACGTGGCTGGCAGTGGATTAACATGGAATGGCGACGAAACTCACCTTGTTCCTGACGACAAGGCATTGATCCTGCTGCGTTACCCGGACGTATGGACATTCGATAAGGCTTATCTCGATTCCGCCAAGGACGATCCTGATTTGATCGGGTTGATTCCTGTAACAGTTCATATAACCACGGCCGATTTTGAGGCTGTTGCCAATGGCGAGGCTGAGTTGATGGTGGTTCATCACGCCGATACCGCGCCAAAATCCTCGCCCGAAGTCGCAGCGCCTGCTGTCGAAGAGGATGGCGACGGCGCACCTGGCCCAACGCTCAACGAGGAGCTGGACGCGCTCGACAAGGATGGGCTGATCGATTTCGCCGCCAAGCATGACATCAAGCTCGAAAAGCGTATGGGCGAGGACAAGATGCGCGAGAAGATACTAGCCGCGCTGGCTGGCGCCCCGGAGTAAGTCGTGGCCGTCACGATGCAATCCATCGTTGATCTTGCCCGGGTCGATATGAACGATCCGGGTAAGTTGCGCTGGTCTGATGCGAAGCTGCTGGCCTACGCTAACGATGCCCTGCAGGTTGCCCGCGAGTGGCGTGCTGACCTGTTCGTCGGGTCGCTGGGCACGCCACTGGCAGACCTGTTGCTGGCCGATAACTGCCCGCTGCCGCCTGCCTACCGGCGCATTATTGCTGACTTCATCATCGGTCGCGCCGCCATGAAAGACGATGAGAACGCGCAGAACGGACGGGCGCCAGCTTATCTGCAAACCTTCACACGGGCCATCGGCGTATGAAAACTTGGGCCACCTTCCTCGATTATGTTCAGCCATGGGTGTCTGGTGCAAGTCAGCCCATGGCCGAACATGCCATCAAGCTCGCCGCCATCGAGTTCATGCAGGTGTCGCGCTGCGACCGGCGCACGCTTGCCGCCGTCTCGACAGTGGCTGACAGCTCGGCGGCTATCGCACTTACTCTGCCAGCCGAGACAGAGATTGTGCGTATAGAGAGCGTGCGGCTCCAGGATGGGGAGTTCCTCGATCCACTGGAGACCAATATCACCGACACGACATTGGTTAATGAATCCGGTGAGCCGAAGTATTACCAGCGTGACGCCTCGAACAGCAAGTTGATCGTGCTGCCGCGCGCCGACGCGGTGTATTCATTGGTGACGCGCGTTTCGCTCAAGCCGACGCTTGCCAGTACCGGCGTCGATAACGACAACATCGCCAACCGCTACGCCGAGGCTATTGGCTGGGGCGCGATTCATCGCCTGTTGTCTATACCGAGCAAGCCGTGGTCTGACATGGGCGCAGCCTCTTTGTATATGAGCAAGGCCAAGATGGCGCAGCAAGATGCGCTATCCGACGCCGATCTTGGCGACACCAGTGCGCCGCAACGTACTCGCTCGGTTTTCGGGCTTCGATAAGGGGGATCAAGTAATGGCGGTCGAAGAGATTAAAAGTGTGGTCACACATGCCGGGCAATACATCAGTGTCGTGATCCAGGCGCTACTGTTCGCGCTGATTGGTCTCGCCATTGGGCTTGGCCAATTATTGGCCAGCAAGGAGGAATTGACGCCGCGCATCATCATCGGGCGATGCCTTTCAACTGCCGGTCTGGCGATTTCTTCCGGTGCCGTATTGGCCTGGATGCCGGAGATTCCTGTAATAGCGCAGATCGGCATAGCGGCGACGCTGGCAAGTCTTGGTACGTCAGGGCTTGAGCGCATCGTGCAGCGTGTCGCATCGGGCATCGGTAAGTAAAGATGATGTGTAACCACCAAGGGAACCGCTAATGGCTGCATCACCACTCTCAAAAGAAGAGCGCGCGCGCACCATGGCGGCGTATGAGCGATGTAAAGGTAATGTCTCGAAGACTGCGAGACTGCTGGGCATTCCGCGTTCAACCTTGCAGAACCGTCTTAGAGAAGCGAATCGGCGCGACGAATTAGCGGAAATGGCGCCGAAAGGCGCGTCTGACGTGGATGAGCGCATGGAGCTGCTTGAACGCATCCGCACGCTGGAGGCGGCTATGGTCTCGCAGAAGCGCGAGGCGCTGAACGAGAATTTCATTAAGAAGCAGATCATCGGACTTCGCTCAGATTACGATGTGCTTGGACGCTCGAAATGGCTTGCTCCAAAGGCGCGGCGCAAGGGCGATGTCACACAATCCACGCCGACGCTGCTGCTATCAGACCTACATTGGGGTGAGGTGGTAGATCAAAAGCAGATGTCCGGGGTGAATGAGTACAACATCGAGATTGCCAATCGTCGCCTCAAAGCGGTAATCAATAAATCAATCTCTCTGTTGCGCAACCATATCACTGGCATAGAGTATCCGGGCTTCGTATTGTGCTTGGCAGGCGATATGCTGGCTGGAGATATTCATGAAGAGCTGCGTGAAACAAATGACGGGGCCACCTTCTCGGCGCTACTCAACCTGCTCTCGGCGCTGATCGCTACCATTTCCCTGTTGGCTGACGAGTTCAATCATGTCTATGTGCCATGCGTGGCCGGAAATCATGGCCGAACGACGCGCAAACCACGGGCGAAGCAGCGCAACGTGACCAACCTGGACTGGTTGATGTACCAATTCCTCGCGCTGCACTTTCAGGACGATAAGCGGGTATTTATAGATTCTCCTGACAGCCCTGAGCTGACATATAAGGTATTCAATCACACCTATCACCTGTGCCACGGCGATCAACTTGGCAAGGGCGGCGACGGCATCATTGGTTCATTCGGCCCGATCATCAGGGGCGACCATAAGCGCCGCTCGTTGCAGTCGCAACTGAACAATCCGTACAACACGCTGATCCACGGCCACTACCACAACTACGCGGCGACACAGCGCTTTATCTCGAATGGCAGCTTGGTTGGCTACGATGAGTACGCCCTGGCTAACGGGTTCGGGTTCGAGATACCGCAACAGGCATTCTGGCTGACGCACTCTGACCACGGCATCACGTTCTCAATGCCGGTACATGCTGATGAACCGAAGAAGATCGAAGAGCATGGGGATTGGGTGACGTTTAGGAGCACATCAAAATGACGACACCAATAGAACGTGCCAGCGCCATTATCCACATTGGCAACGAGGTTGCCGCCTTGCGCGGGTACGCCAGACGCAGGAGTGACACGCAGAAGTTCGCCAAGGTGCCGGTGGCTGTGATGGAAAGCCTTTTGATGCACCTGCCAAATTATCCGAGCGTGTTTGATCTCGAAGAGTTGTCCAAATCCAGGCCGGACATTCTACAGGTGCCTTGATATGTCTGCTAAGTGGATTTTTATGTGGGTGGATAAGAAAGATCGCTTCGGTGAATCGATTGTTAATACGGTTTGGCTTCTTGCACAAATCGCATTCGCAGCCGGAGTGGTCTTTGGGGCGCTATTTGTTTGGCTGCTTCTGCCATACCTGTTGTCTCTGGTGGGCAGTTGAGAAACCCTGCGGACGTGACGATTGGACATTACATCGCGCTAGGCGTGGTGGTCGTATTGACCGCGCCGCTATGGGGTTCGCTTGCTTTCATTGCTTTGGGCGGCGCTAACGTGATTGATTTGCTGGATGGCGACAACAACATTTGAAGGAGATAGGACACGATGACAACTGACATTTACTTTGTATCACCCTCTGGAAGCGAGGTCAGCGCCCTCGATGCCGCCAAAGCCCTGGTGCATGGCGACCGTGCCGCCGACTATGGCCATCCGCTCGACGATTTCACTTGCACGGCGGCGATGTGGAGTGCCTATCTATCGCGTAAAGGCACTCCGATAACGCTCAAGCCCGAGGATGTCGGCTTAATGATGGTGATGGTGAAGCTGTCGCGCGAGGCTGGGCGGCATAAGAACGACAACCTGATTGACGGTGCAGGCTATTTCGAGACGGTAGCTATGGTGCATAGCGAGAGATTACGTCGCGAAATGCTGGCCGAAACCTTTGGGCCCGTCAAATGAGCATCCTGACTGTAGATCACCTGCGCAACACCATCGGTATGCCGGAGGGGCGAGCTAATAAGCTCATCGTCCCGCTCAACTCGGCCATGGAGGAGTTCGGTATTGATACGCCTAAGCGCGTGGCTGGTTTTATTTCTCAGTCTGCGCACGAGTCAGCGGCTTTCTCGCGCCTGTCCGAGAACCTGAATTACTCTTCCGAGGCGCTGCTGCGGGTTTTCTCGCGGTACTTTACCCAACAGGAAGCACTGGAATTCGCCCGCAAACCGGGGGATATCGCATCCAGGGTCTATCAGAACCGCATGGGCAATGGCGACTACAAAACGCGCGACGGCTGGAAATTTCGTGGCCGTGGCGTCATCCAGATTACCGGCCGCGACAACTATCAGTTGTGTGGCGATGCTCTCGGTGTCGATCTGATCGAAAACCCCGACCGGCTGCTAGAGATTGATCTGGCCTGTCGCTCGGGTGCGTGGTACTGGGACTCTCGCAAACTCAACGATCTGGCCGACGAGGGTGATGTCGTTGCTATGACGCGGCGTATCAATGGCGGATTGAACGGCTTGAAGGATCGGACAGAAATCTACTCGAAACTGATGCGCGTTCTTACTGTATAGGGGGAGTCATGTTTGATATTCCATCCATTCCAATACTCTACCGAGTCATCTTGATGCTGGCGCTGGCGGTCTCATGTGTCACGTTCGGTTATGTCCAGGGCATTCGATCTGAAGCTGATCGGAACGCTGATTACCGTAGTTCCGTGGAGGCAACGGCGGCGGCCCAAGTGGCTACCGTCGCTGCCAAAGTCAAGCAACAGAAGCAAATTACCGAGGACACAGCCAATGCCTACACTCAAGCTCTGTATTACCTGCGCAACCATCCTGTTAATCCAAGGGTGCGCCAGTCGTCCCATTGTGGTGGCAGCGCCATGCCCGCCGTTCCCGATGCCACCACAGGAGTTGATGGTGGCCCCGCCGACGCTGGAGATGGTGCCGTCAGCCCTGCGCCCGACATCGAAACGGCCTGCCGAGAAACCACGCTCCAACTGATCTGGCTGCAAGACTGGATCACGCGGGAGGCGCAGCCATGACCGGCTGGGTTATCCGCCAGTATCGGGGTATTGCGCCGCGCGCCGAGCCACGGCTGCTGGCTGACAACCAGGCGCAGTCGGCATACGACTTCACGCTCTGGCATGGCAGCTTGCGGCCTTTGCGCAATAACCTCGAAGTTATCCCGGCGCTACCGAAGGTTGGCACGGTCAATAGCATCTACCGTTTCGGCAAGAGCACGGATAGCGACTCGCTTTACTGGTTCCACTGGCTTCCTGATACCGATGTTGTGCGCGGCTTCGTGGCTGGAGACGAGTATGAGCGCACCTACTGGACTGGCGGTGGCACCGAGCCGCGCATGACAACATTCCAACTGGCCACAACCGGCGGGAGTAATTACCCGATGGCCTCCAGAACACTCGGGCTGCCGCGCGGCGTGGCGCCGGGTGTCTCGAAAAGCGGTACACCTACCGGAAACCCGGAGACGCGCGCCTACGTCTATTGCTGGGTGACGGCTCTTGGCGAGCTGGGGCCGCCCTCTGCCGCGTCAAGCCTCATCACTGTTGAGGACGGTGAAAGCGTCACGATTACCGGGATTCCTGCGGTTCCGCCCACAGGCAACTACGACATCGCTGGCAAGCGGATTTTCCGGGCGACGGCGGGAACTTACCTCTACGTCGCCGAAATCAACGCGGCAGCTACCAGCTACGTCGATTCGGTAGCTACGGCTAATCTGGGCGAGGAGATACAGTCGCTCTATTGGGATATGCCACCGGCTGCATTGTCCGGACTCACAGCAATGGCCAATGGAATCATGGCTGGCTTCAAGGGTAAGGACGTTTACTTCTGTGAGCCGTTCTACCCGCACGCTTGGCCGCAGAGATACATCATGACGGTGGATGATGATGTGGTGGCGCTGGTGGCGTCGGATACCACGCTCATTGTCATCACAAAATCACTTCCCTACACGATCAGTGGCACGCATCCAGAATCAATGGCCATGGTCATGGGCGCGCTGCCGCAGGCTGGTGTGTCAAAGCGCTCTGCCCTGTCCAGCGGCAATGGTGCAATCTACGCCTCGCCGGATGGCTTGATGAGCGTGGGTGGCGGCGGTTCGACCAATCTCACGGAGACACTATTTACCCGTACCGAGTGGCAGGAGCTGAAACCGTCCTCGATGCACGGATACCTGCTCGATGGGCGATACATCGGCTTCTACGATACCGGCACGGTGCAGGGTGGATTTATCCTTGACTTGAGTTCTGGCGAGTTCATGCCACTTTCGTTCTACGCGACCGCAGGCTACTACGACCCGCAGCGCGACGCGCTTTTCCTTGTGATCGGCGGCACTCAGCTTGTCAAGTTCGATTCCGCATTGACCTACCGGACGGGCATGTGGCATTCCAAGAGCTACTACCTGCCTTCACCGCGCAACATGGGTTACGCCCGCGTCGAGGCATCGGCGTACCCGGTCACAATGTCGGTGACGGCAACCTTAAGAAGTTCGGCCGAGGCAACGGCGGTGGCCGCTGAGTACCCCGGTGTCGTGACAGCCAGCGGCAACAAGGCAACTTATTCGGTGAGCGTGACGGACGATAGGGTGTTCGCCCTGCCCAACGGATTCGACGCGAAGGTGTGGGAGTACGAGCTACAGGCTGCCAACGAAGTGTTGTCTTCCGGCATTGCGCAGTACGTTCAGGAGTTCTCCAATGGCTAGATTCGGCCTTCCGGCAATCACCAGTCAGATAGGAAGCGATCTGCGCCAATTCCTTGATCGCGTCCGTGAGTTCATTGAGTCATCGACACGCGGGGATACCGCCTTGATCACGCGCAGTACGCTAATCGACTCGGGAATCGCCGTAGTCGGGCCGGGCAATTCGCTGCTGCCTGGCGCATCATCGGGTGGAGCGCCGGAGTTTTCTACCGTACCACCACCTGCCCCGGCTGGTTTGTTCGCCTCCGGCACGCTGACATCGATCTACCTGACGTGGAACGAGCCGGGCTACAGTAACCACTCCTACAGCAAGGTATTCAGGTCGGTCGATGATAACTTCTCGAATGCAGTGCTGATCGGCAGTTCCTCGACGCGCATCTTTACCGACTCGACAGGCATGGGGGCGGACTACTACTACTGGATTCAGCATGTCAGCAAGGCGGATATTACTGGCCCAGTGGTGGGAAGTGGAGTCGGGAGCAGCGGTGTGCATGCCTTCACGTCGGCGGACAACACGCCGATGCTTAATTTGCTGGAAAACGCCATCACGGCGGCGCATGTACAGGCGGAGTCGATCACGGGCGACCGCCTGACAGGTCAGGTGCTTGTCGCACTCACCGCGTTACTCGGCGAAGTGTCAGCCGGGAACCTGACAATCGATGCCGCCGGTTACCTGCGCGGCGGGCAGACCGATTTCAACACAGGAAACGGCTTCTGGCTGGGGTACAAGAACGGGAAGTATGTGCTATCGCTCAACAATGTAGCGAGCGACAGCTTCACGTTTGATGATAATGGCTTAAAGATCACAGGTAATCTGACGATTAACAGTGTCGCCGAGAGCCAGTTGGTCGCTAATGCCGACTTCACATCCGGCCTCACCGATTGGAACGTCGTCATGGCATCGCAGACCAACGGTTCTTGGTCGGCAGAAACCTACAACGGCAGCCAGCAGGCCAAATTCACAGGCACGGCAGCAGGGGCTACCGGCGAGATCGAGTGCAAGAAGTTCCCGGTCGTCGCGGGTGAGTCTTTTTCCTTCTCAATGCAAGTCACTGCGCCGACAAACGACGCCACCGTCTACATCGGCCTGTACTACTCTACCGACCCGGCCTTTGCCAGTGATTATCTGTATGGCGGCGCAGGCGTGACATACGTTTTATTGTTGGAGCAGTTTGTTCCAACACTCATTGATCCGCAGAACTTCTACGTTAGTGGAGTAATTCCTATTAATGCGGTGTGGGCCAGTGTGTCGATTCAGTTAGCTGAAAATATCCCATGATCTTCTACCTCAACTTTGCGAGCATGAAGAAACGGCGCAATTCTGGTGTGAGTGGAGGCAAGATCACGAATGGACGCACTTTGGTGACTGGCAACATGCAATTTCCGGCCCGCCTTGAAGATGCTTATTCCGAGCTATATCCTAGAGTTCAGTTTGATCCGTCATGGACGCCCTATAAAGATTATCGATTCCCACGGGTAGAGGCAATCGGGAGGGCGTGGCTACCTGGCGCGTCAGTCGTCAGGAGAACGCCTGATCCAGCCTACTATGGGTTGCTTGAGGTCAGCGTGAGACTGCGAAATGGCTTCGTTACGCCGGTTCGCGCCTTCATGAACTGGAAAGATCAAGCCGCTACGGCTTACCCGGTTGTGGTACTCATGGCCATGAACCTATCCGATGCCAGCCCAGCTTGGTCGTTGACCGAGAGCTCATTCGTTGCGTTCAACAAGTATTGGGACGACTACATCGATGGCAGCGACTCAAGCCCTGACCCGATGCCGTCTGACGTGCCGCGCCAGTGGCAATACAAGTCATTCTTTCGTCCGCAGGTTGCAGGCGTTGCTGATGGCGAGTTGGTCGCCTTTAAGTTCGGGATCTTCGCTGATCTCGACAGCTATATCCTGACCGACTTCAATAGCAGAGCCAAGAATCTAGCAGTCATGGTTGGGTAGAACAGAAATGATCGCATTCGACAAAATCAATGTAATCGTGACGCCGCGTACTTTGTGCAGGGCTATCGCTACAGGCCAGCTTATGACGCCAAACGACAGGATCATTGTCCCGAAGGCGGTGTCCGTCCGCTGTGCTGCATTGGATGCTTATTCTCCAAACAAGCAGTCGCTGGTGGTTGCGCACGATCTGGTGGGTGGGCGCCCCTGCCATATCGCTGCCTCTGTCATGTTGAGCACCTACTACGACGACCCCATCCTCGTAAGGTTATACAACCATGTCACGAATACGTACCTTGGGTTAGAGCAGTACATGGGCTTTGGCTGGAACACTAAATCCAAGGTGGCGAACTTTCAATATACGCAGCCGATAGATGGTGAGTTCTCCATTCGCGCCGAGTTTCAACTTGGGGCGGCGAACCCAGTAAACGCGCCGATACTTGACCTGGTTCTGGCGGTGTTCCCGTGATGTATTTTGACGTAATCAGGCTGGGAGCCCCGCAAGAGGCGCAGGCATTTGGGTCGCTCGGCGTGACTCAGGACGCGACGGTTGGCGGAGTGGCTCTTGGCGGAAGTATGCCGTTTCCATTGACGTGCTTCCTGATAGATTCGGTGGCTCCATCGCCGTTCACCATTACGCCGTGGGATCAATATGGGCCGGACGGAGCCACGATCTTCGCGGTTATCAATGTAGGCGGGCCGTCTCTTAAGATACTGCTCGATTTTGTATTTCCTAATGACGGGCGCAAGTTAATACGCATGCGTTGCTACGGCTACAACGCAGTAAACGGAACCGTTGAGCTGTTGGTGCACGACCTAAAGCTCGATTGGGCGCTCGATTCAGCGATGGCGCAAAGCGGCATGTTCCTCATGACTGGCCACGATAAATACGCCATTGTCGTGGATGTTTTTGTGAGTGGTTCTTTTGGATTGAACGAGGTGCAGAACCTGAAAGGTGGTTTCACGGCGCGGGTGGTTGCTTGAAGAGCCTACTGCTCGACCGTCACGAGTTGGTCGCCGGTTGGATTGCGGCCCGCACCGGATACTTTCCCGGCGGAAAATGCTGGGCCGTCGGCTTGATCGAATCGGACGGATTCACGCAGCGTCTTGTCGCTGGCTGCGTTTTCGACAACTGGCGAGGCCATGACATTACCGGGCATATCGCATGCGATGCACCAGTGACGCGACCTTTTCTGCATGCCATCCATGATCTACCCTACCGCGTCCTCGGCGTGCGGCGCATCACCGCCACAGCGCACGCCGATAACGCAGCTTCTATGGAATTCCTGCGCCGTATCGGATTCAGGTACGAAGGCACGATTCGCGCTGGCTACACCGATGGCTCAGACCGCTTCATATTTGGACAACTTAAGGAGAATGCGAAATGGCTCGTTTCACGATAGAAACTGATCAGGGAACACTAATCTACGACACAGACCCCTGCGCACTGACCGATGCAGAAGGCAATGCCGTCGACCTGTCACCGCTTGGCTATCGCCAGTACATGCCGGATGTTTCTACCGACAACGGGCAGGAGTTATTCTCCATTGACGCGCCACTCATCGGCAAGGTGCAGCCGCGCATCCTCAAGATTCAGCTTGGGCTGGGCTGTAACTATTCCTGCTCGTACTGCTCCCAAGGCGGGCAGACCGAGGACAAGAGCAGCCGCGCCGATGCCCGCGAGTTCCTCGATGGTCTCGACGACTGGCTGATCGAATCGCCGCAGAAGATCGAGTTTTGGGGCGGCGAACCCTTGCTGTATTGGGACAAGCTGCAAATCCTCGCGCCGGAACTGCGTACCCGCTTCCCGGATGCGCGTCTGTCTATCGTCACCAACGGAACGCTATTGACGGCTGAGCGCGCCGAGTGGCTGCACGGGCTGGGCTTCTCAATGGCGGTATCGCATGACGGGCCAGGTCAGGATAAGCGCGGCAAAGACCCTTTCGAAAATAGCGAATGGGCTGCGATGATTCGCGCTGTGGCACAGTTGTTCGATGATCGCTTCTGCATCAACACGGTAGTCGCGCCGGGGAATCATGATCTATTTGCTATTGCGATGTGGTTTGCAGATCGCTTCGGTTTCGATGTCAAGGTCAACATCGAGGATGTAGTGACGGACTACGGCGGAGCGTCATGGACTGGAGAGCAACTGCGCGAGATGGAAACATCGATGCGCGAACAAGTGACCAGCGGCATTGCCTTCCACTTCCCGCGCCTGCGCTGGAGCGCGCAGCAGTTCCTTGAATCGCTGGTGGTGAGTAAGCCGTTGGCAGGTTCTCAGCAGGTTTGCGGTATGGATAGGCGTGACCAGCTTGCAGTCGATCTCAAGGGTGCTGTGCTGACCTGCCAGAACGCCGGAGCAAAGTCGGGGCATACCATTGGCAGCGTTTCGGCCCTGGGTGAGGTAGCGCTGGCGGCGCATCCGTGGGCGACCAGGAACAAGTGCACGGACTGCCCGGTGGTGCATCTTTGCTATGGCTCGTGCATGTTGTTGCCGGAGGGTGGTTTAGAGTTGAAAAACTCCTGCGCCGCCTCTTACTATTACAACATGGGAATTCTCGGCGGACTCATTCAGCGATTGACGGGCGCTAAAGTGCGCTCAGTCAGTGGCGCGCGCCCGCATCCTGTTATCTCTCTTAAGGTGGCGGCATGAAGACTCTACACTTAGAAACCGGCATCCGTGCCCGAGGGCAATTTGAACGGCAATCCAATAAGATGGAGGCGCGGCTAGAGCAGGCGGGTCTCTGTTCCGGCGGACTTTTCGATTGCGATTGTGCCTGTGCTGCCCCACCAGACTATTCAGGCGTCGCCAACGCATCGAAGGAATCCAGCGAAATCATGGCGGCGCTGGGGCGAGAGCAACTAGCCGAGACGCGCCGACAGTACGATAGGAACACCGCTATATCCGATCCAATCGTCAAGGCTCAGGCCGGACTGATGGGGCAAACGATAGAGCAGGGCGACGACTATTATAAATTTATGAAGGAGTACGGGCGACCGACGGACATTGCCTTGCAGAAGGAAGCGATGGCGTCTGGCGGTACGGCGGCACAGGAGGCGGCGGCCGGTCGGGTACGTGGCGGACTGGAACAGGCGCAAGCGTCTGAGATGGCGCAGGAGAACCGCGCCATGGCTGGTATGGGCGTGAACCCCAACAGCGGACGCTTTGCCGGTCTCTCGTCATCTCGCAGCGTGGCTAATGCGGCCATGACTGCCGGTGCAATGGATAAGGCGCGTATGGACGAGAAGAATCTTGGTTTTGCCAAAAAGCTCGACGTGTCCGGCGTGTTCCGTGGCCTGCCTGGTGCGTCTCAGGGCGCTTATTCGGTGGCCAACCAGAGCGGCAATTCTGCCGTCGGCAACACCATGGCGCCGGGTCAAGCGATGGTCAATGGCATGGGGCAGGGCGCACAGACGATAGCCTCCGGCCAGGCTATGAAGATCAACGGGCTGACCAGCGTAATGAATGCGCAGCAGGGGCTCAATATTGCCAACGCCAATATGATGAACCAGGGCTCGGGCGGAGTGATGCAGGGTCTGGCTGGGCTGGGTTCGGCCGCCGCTCAAATGTACACCTCATTCAGCGACGACAACCTCAAGGAGAACATCGTGCGCGTCGGTGAGCATGAAAAGTATGGTTTCGGCATCTACGAGTTCAACTACAAGGGCGACGATGTGCGCTGGCGTGGTGTGATGGCCAGTGAGATTGAAGAGCTTATTCCTGATGCCGTCGCCGTCGATGCTGACGGCTATCGGCATGTCGACTACTCCAAGATCGGCGTCGAAATGGAGAGGGTTCAATAATGGCTTCTGGATTCGGTAAGGCGATTGCAGGACTAGGGGCGCTGGCCGGTGGCTGGGCGCAGGGGCGGGACATAGCAGAAAGGTCTGCGGCTCGCAAGGAAGATCGCGAGTATTTGAAGAAGCAGCGCGACCGTGAAGAAAAGAAGTTGGCCGATCAGGATGAGATCAGTGCCGCGATAAGTCAGGCCACGTCCGGCGAGGAAGATAGCCCGCCATCCATTGCGCCTGGCTTAGGCACTGTGACGCCACGCGCGCCGCAGATGTCGCAAGCACAAGCAACGCCGCCGATGCCGCAAGGTCAGTCCGCGCCGACGACGCTGCAAAGCGCGGTGCGCGAAGCCGTCGGCATGGGAGACACATCGCAGATGTCGCAAGGCCAGTATTCGCCTCAGATGTCGCAAGCGCAAGCAACGCCGGAACCCGCAACTGCGCCCGCTGGGCTGGCTGGCGCGCCCAAGCTGCCTGCCATGCTGGCGCAATACAAGCGCACGCAGGCTGGTATTGATGCTGGTATGAAGGCTGCGGCGAGAAATGGCAACATGGAGGCATTTACCGATCTATTCAATAAAGGT